TCTACAAAGCAATCAGCTCAAATTCAACAAACTTTAATCGAAGACACAGGCGTTGCACCTAATTATACAGGTGACACCGTAGTTAATGCATACGCGCAAGCGCTTTCAAGATCAATCAAAAGAGCGTAATTAATACGTTATCCATCAAGGAGAAAATAAATGTTTTTATCTGAAAACCTACAAACAAAATGGCAAGCCATTTTAGAGCACCCTGATCTTCCAGAGATCAAGGATCCATACAAGCGTGCAGTTACATCTGTATTGTTAGAGAACCAAGAGCGTTCACTGCGTGAAGAGCGTAGCGCAATGTTTGAGGCAGCTCCAGCAAACAATATTAACGCAACAAGCGGTATCGACAAATATGACCCGATCATGATCGGTTTAGTACGTCGTGCAATGCCTAACCTAATGGCTTATGACATCTGCGGCGTTCAGCCAATGACAGGTCCAACAGGTTTGATCTTTGCAATGCGTTCTACATATGGTACAGAGCGTAACAATACTACAACTCGCGTTGAAGCATTGTACAATGAAGCTAACACATCATTCGCTGGAAATGCAAGTGGCCACGTAGGTTCAAATCCTGTTAGCGGCACTTACACAACTGGTGCCGGCGTTGCTACAGCAACAGCTGAAGCTATGGGCACTTCTGGTGGTCAAGCATTCAACGAAATGTCTTTCTCTATTGACAAGACAACAGTTACTGCGAAATCACGTGCTTTGAAGGCTGAGTACACTGTTGAATTGGCACAAGACTTGAAGGCTATTCACGGTCTTGACGCTGAAGCAGAATTATCAAACATCTTGTCACAAGAATTTATGTTTGAAATTAATCGCGAAGTTATTCGTACAATTTACAAAGTTGCTAAACCAGGTTCACCTGCAACAGCATCTGCTGGTACATTTGACTTAGACGTTGACTCTAATGGACGTTGGTCTGTTGAGCGTTTCAAAGGTCTATTGTTCAACATTGAACGTGATGCTAACCACATTGCACAAGACACACGTCGTGGTAAAGGTAACTTCATCGTTTGCTCTGCAGACGTTGCAAGTGCATTAGCTATGTCAGGTGTTCTAGACTACGCTCCAGCTTTGAGCACAGGTCTAAATGTTGACGATACAGGCAATACATTCGCAGGTGTTCTAAACGGACGCTATCGTGTTTATATTGATCCATATTCCAGCAACCTAGGTTCAGCAAGCCAGTTCTACATGGTCGGTTATAAGGGTTCTTCTCCTTATGACGCAGGTATGTTCTACTGCCCATATGTTCCTTTACAAATGGTTCGCGCAGTTGATCCTAACAGCTTCCAGCCAAAAATTGGCTTCAAGACACGTTATGGTTTAATTGCTAACCCATACGTTACATCTAGCGATAGCTTATCAGATGCAGATGCATCTAATTTCACAGCTAACCGTAATCAGTACTATCGTCGTACACAAGTGTTGAACTTAATGTAATTTTACATTAAATAAGTCGGCACTAAGATCGACACAGTCCTAGACTGTTTAAAAGGGGGAAGAAATTCCCCCTTTTTTTGCCTTATAAATATTGTTATCAGTAGGGGATAAAAATGTATACTGCAAACATAAATGTAGCAAAAGAAAATTACGCAAATTCATTACCAAAGACACTTGATTATTTAAGACCGAACGCATTCCGGTTCACTGTTAAAGATATTCCAAATGTGTCATTTACCTGTCAATCAGCTAATTTACCGCAGCTAGGTTTGGGTTATGCCGCACAACCAACTCCCTTTTCTGATATTCCACGTATCGGTGATAAACTCGATTTCGGCGAGTTTAATATTAGATTTTTGATAACGGAAGATATGTCAAATTATATTGAGTTATACAATTGGATGATTGCTTTGGGTTTTCCAAAAGATTACAACCAATTTGGCGCGTTGATAAAAAATCGACCAAGTAGATTCCCGTTTAAAGTCAATACTGCAGGTGAAACTGAAGTTTTGGCATACTCGGATGCAACTTTAACGATTTTAGACTCGACAAATACGCCTAAAGTAAATATAATATATAAGGATATATTCCCAATCTCATTAGAAGGATTGGATTTTGATATCGCATCTGCTGGTGTGGAATATTTTACAGCAGTTGCTTCTTTTAAATATACGTTATTTGAGGTGGAGCAGCTTTAATTATTAATATGGAGATTTTATGTCTAACAACAAACCTGGATTGAAAAACATTCCAAAAATTCCTGTGCCTAAATTTAACAAAGTGGCACAACCCGCAGCTCAAGCGGGACAACCAGCAGCGCAGCCTGGTCAATTGCAGATCAACATTGATGATTTGCGAAAAGAAAAAATCTTTGTGGCAACACCATGTTATGGTGGTATGCTAACAGAGGCCTATTTTCGTTCAATGGTACGCACATTGACATTCTTTAACCAACATCAAATTCCATTGGCGTTTGGTACTATTGCGAATGAGTCTTTAGTTACTCGTGCTCGTAATGTATTGGTTGCATATTTCCTTCAAAGCAATTACACTCGCTTATTGTTTATTGACGCGGATATTGAATTCCAAGTTGAAGACGTTCTTAAGTTAATTGCTCACAACAAAGAAGTTTGCGTTGGTGCATATCCTAAGAAGGGGGTTAACTGGCAACGTATCAAAGATAGTATTATTTCTAAAACAGGTCAAGATATTTCTGATCGTGATATTGCAGCCGCTGGTTCAGACTATGCTATTAACTTTAAATTTGTTAACCGCGACTCAAAGCAAATTGCTATTGAAAATGGCGTAATCAAATTGCATGATGGCGCTACAGGCTTTATGATGATTAAACGTGAAGCAATTGATAAGATGATTGCAGCATATCCTGACTTGAAGTATAACAATGATTTGAATACTCCCCCAGATTTGCAAGACTTCTTCTATGCATTCTTCGACACAATGATTGATCCTAAAGATCGTCGTTACTTGTCAGAGGATTATACATTCAGCAGACGCTGGCAAGACATTGGTGGCGACATTTGGCTCGACCCAACAATCTCCTTGAACCACTTTGGAGCATTTAACTTCCAAGGTAACCCAGCACAAATTATTCAGGTTAGTCCTCAATAATGAAGTTATCTGACCTGCAGGATATGTGGGCAGATGACTGTAAGATTAACGAACTTAATCTCGGACATGAATCTGCTCGCACACCTTTATTACATTCTAAGTATTTGAATTTTTTATCATCTACTCGGCTTAACCTACGAAAAGCAGAGTCTGAATATCTCAACCTTCGCAGAAAGAAATACAAGTATTACAGGGGAGAAATGACTCAGCTTGAATTAACAGATGAAGGTTGGACTCAGTGGCAAGGCAACAAACCATTGAAAAATGAGATGGACGAATTTTTGCAGGTTGATGCTGATTTAATTTTACTACAGGATAAATTAGAATACTTTAAAACTGTTATGTATCAATTAGAACAAATTATAAGATCTTTAAACAGTAGAACTTGGGACATTAAAAATAGTATTGAATGGTCTAAGTTCACAAACGGTATGATGTAATGTCCGAAGTTATAAGCGTAAGAAAAAAGAACGAAATATATTTGCAAGTAGATACTGATCCATCTACTGCGCAAGAATTGAACGACCATTTCTCATTCGAGGTACCAGGTGCAAAATTTCACCCGTTATATAAATCTCGTATGTGGGATGGCCGTGTTCGCCTTTTTTCTATGTTTACAAAAGAGCTGTATGTTGGACTAAAAGATTATTTAGAACATTTTGCAAAAGAACGTGAATATACATTTGACGAATCTCAATATGTTAAAACTGCAGATGTTGTAACATTGGATGAAGTACGTGATTTTATTAAAAGTCTAAATATAGCATCTAAAGGCCAACAACTTGAACTTCGAGATTATCAGGTTGAAGCTGTACATAAAGCAATAACTGAAGGTAGACGATTATTATTATCTCCTACTGGTTCAGGTAAATCTTATATTATTTACTGTTTAATTCGTTGGCATGAGTTGCGTGGGCGTAGACAATTAGTTTTAGTTCCTACTACTTCTCTTGTTGAACAAATGTATTCTGATTTTCAAGATTATTCATCTATTAATTTATGGAAAACATCTGAGCATTGCCATCGTATTTACGGCGGGCATGAAAAATCAAATGACTATTCAGTAGTTATTAGTACTTGGCAATCAATTTATAAATTACCTAAATCTTTCTTTGCAGATTTTAAAGCGGTATACGGGGACGAGGCTCATAATTTTAAAGCTAAATCTTTAACCGGCATTCTAAATAAGATGCCAGATACTCCTTATCGAATTGGTACTACAGGAACATTAGATGGAACACAAACTCACAAATTAGTTCTTGAAGGTTTATTTGGGCCAGTATATAAAGTAACAACAACCAAAAAATTAATTACAAGCAAAACGCTTGCGGATTTACAAATTTATAATCTTGTTTTGGATTATCCAGATGAAGTTAAAAAGGCTCTTGCCAAAAAGACTTATCAGGAAGAAATGGATTTTATTGTTGGATACGAGCCTCGCAACAAGTTCATTAGAAATTTAGCGCTTAAACAAACGGGCAATAGTTTGATATTGTTTCAGTATGTTGAAAAACATGGTAAATTATTACATGAAATGATTAATGCTAAAACAGATGGCCGAAAGGTATTTTTTGTTTATGGTGGAACAGATACCGCACAACGTGAGGAAATTCGTCGATTGACAGAAACCGAAAAGGATGCTATAATAGTAGCATCATATGGGACATTTTCTACAGGAATAAATATTAAAAACCTGCATAATATTATTTTTGCTTCTCCTTCAAAATCTAGAATTCGCAATCTACAATCTATTGGTCGAGGATTAAGAACAAGTGAAACAAAGGATAGTTGCAACCTATATGATATTGCAGATGATCTAACATGGAAGTCTAAAAAGAACTATACCTTGTTACACATGATTGAAAGAATTAAAATTTATAATGATGAACATTTTGAATATAAACTATTAAGGATACCAATACAATGAGCAATCCTAATGTTAAAATTTTAAAATTGACTAGTGGCGAAGACATCGTATGTAAAACATTCGATGAATGTAAAGATTTAAAAGACAGAAACATATTAATATCTGATCCTGTTATTCTAAATCAAATAAGAGTTCCTCGAGGAGATATGATTGTTGAATCATATATTTTATCTCCTTGGTCAGCGCTATCGGCAGCAAATGTATTTGAAATATCAACCTCACATATTATAGTTGCAACCGATATAAAAGAAACACTTAGGAGTAATTATATCACATTCGTAGATGCTACGCATGATAT